ATAAGAAAGGAGGAAGATATGTCTATTTATAAAACTAAAATGGTTAATGGTGTTGAGGTAAACCTTACTGCTGACGAAATCAAAGAACTAGAAGTTAGAGATAAAGAATGGGCTGATGGTGAATTAGACAGAAGGCTTGACGAAATAAGAGAAGTTAGAAGGCCATTGTTTGTAGAGGCAGATTGGCAAATCAACAAACTCAATGATGCTAAAGGAGATTCATCTAAATGGATTGCTTATAGAATAGAGTTAAGAGATGTAACTAAAGGGATTGACACAGTTGATAAAGCTAAGAATCTTTTAAAACAAAATGACAAAAATGATTACATTAACTTTCCAACGAAACCATAGGTAGATGGCAAGGACAAAAAAAATATCATCATCTAATGACATGCAAGATATTAAAACATGTCTTGCAAGATTAGAAGAAAAGGTTGAGCATATACACACAGTCAGTTGTCAAAATGCAGCTGAGATAAAATCTTTGCGAACACAAATGGCTATGGGTAAAGGAGGCCTTAAAGTTTTATTGTGGATAGGTGGAATTACTGGAACACTTATCGCCATTTTGCAAGGCTGGTCAACAACAAAATAGGAGAATATATGGCACATATTTATGACATAAATCCACACTTAAATAAAAAAAAAAGTATTCGTACAAAACAAAAATATGAGGACACTTTACCATCTGATGTAGAGCCAAACACAGACAAACCTAAAAGGGGAAGGAAGTCCAAACGAAAGACTGATTGATGAAATATGTTAGAGTATGTAGCCGCAGCAAATGCCGCCTACAGCGTTATAAGAAAGGCTGTAGAGAATGGTAAGGAACTAACAAGTGTTGCAAAACATATTGCAAAATTCACTGATGCAACAGAGCATATATCTGAAACAAAAAACAAAAAGAAAAATAGTATCTGGTCTAAGTTCACCGGCAAACAAGAGAATGATTTAGATGAATTTTTTGCCCTGGAGGATTTAAAAAAAAAAGAAGAAGAACTAAAACAATTAATGATATATTTAGGTAGGCCTGGATTACATGCAGACTATGTAAGGTTTTGTGTTGAGGCCAGGAAAAGAAGAAAGAGGGAGGCTGCAGAAAAAAGAAAACGAGCAGCTGAGTTAGTTGAAACAATACAGACAGGGCTGTATGTTTTTTTGGGCGTAGCTGCAGCTTTACTTATAACATTTGTTGTGGTACAGTATTTTAAATAAGAGGACTATATGATAGGTGCATTGATTGGACCAGTAGCTAACCTTGTAGGTACATGGTTCCAGAACAAAGTAGAAAAAACAAAAGCTGAGGGTGCTGTAAAAGTAGCGGAGGCAAAGGCAAGAGCCACTGTAGCTGAGAAGGTAGCAGCTGGTGAAGTTGAGTGGGAAAGCACAATGGCTGCACATAGTGGTGATAGCTGGAAAGATGAGTTTGCTTTAGTTGTTCTTTTGGCACCAGCGATATTAGTTTTTATTCCAGGATTGAGAGAATATGTGCAAGAAGGTTTTGTTGTTTTAGGGCAACTACCAGATTACTACCAGCATTTATTATACATAGCTATATCAGCTAGCTTTGGTATCAAAGGCGTAGGTCAAGCAGCAAAAATGTTTACAAAAAAATAAAACTATGAGAAGATTTAAACCAGTACCCAAGGATAAAAAATATAAAGACATACCTAGTAAATATTTGAAGGGTAGAAAGAACAAAGATAAAAGAGCAAATGAGATTAGAAGAACGAGAAGATTATATAGAATGGGTAGATTAACAGGGGCTATGATGGATAGAATATCTAAAGAAAGAGCAGCTGACTAATGGCTGCACCGGAGAAGTATAGAAAGATGTTTGGTAAGAGCCGAGCAGATGCTATTTACAAACGAGGGTTAGGGGCCTTCTATAGCGCTGGGAGTAAAAGGGGTATGTCTGCTCATGCCTGGGCTGTAGCTAGATTGAAGGCTCACGCTAAAGGTAAGGCTACAGTAAAAAAAGCAGACGGAGATTTATTTAGAAAGAAAACTTAACAAAGGAGAAACAATGCCAGGAAAAAAACTTACAGCAAAACAAATGAAGATTGCCAGGGTTAGTAAACCAAGAAACAAAATAACTAGGGCTGACTTTAAAAAATTAAACACAAAGAAATCATAATGAAAGACAAAGGTTTAATTACAAATCTTAGAGACGAAGAAAGAACAGCACAGGTTATGGACGCAGTGGTTAAGAAATATAAGAAAGCGCCTCTTAAAAAAAACCTGGCGTTTGAATCAAGGCGGAGAAAATCTATGAGAGGTTTATCAATGACTCCGAACAATAAACTCTATGACATTTTCTCTTAGCAAAAAATCATTAGAAAGATTAGATGGTGTAAACCCAGACTTGAAAAAGGTTACACTTCTTGCAATCACAAAATCTAAAGTTGACTTTGGTGTGATATGTGGATTGAGAACTATGGAAGAACAACAGGCCTTAGTTGCAAGCGGCGCCTCACAAACAATGAAAAGCAAACATCTGGAAGGTAACGCCGTAGATGTTATGGCGTATGTAGGAACAAGAGGCAGCTGGGAAATAACTTTGTATGATGATATAGCTGACGCCTTCAAGGCTGCTGCTGTAGAATTAGATATTGGTATAAGATGGGGTGCGGCCTGGCATATACCAGACATAAGAGAATGGTTTGAACCAATGCAGGCAGCTACAGATAACTATGTAGATACCAGAAGAGAACAAGGTAGGCGCCCTTTCATAGACGCCCCTCACTTTGAATTAATCTAAATCACAAACCTGTTTCATAAATGTATAACCGGCTATAGTAATAGCTGGTCTATCTATTGGTTTTGAGAAACCTTTGTAAACAAATTCGCAATCATACTTCTCATTGTTTTCCTTAGTTTTTTGTATGAACTCTAGGTTTTCTGGGTCAGCTATTTTTAGAAAAAGTAAAATGCCAAATAAAATATCCATGTATATATCTCCTTGTTAAAAATCAAATCCGTAAAAATGTATATGTTGTGCCATATCAAAAGCTATCTCACCACAGTGTAATATTATTTCTAATACTATCAGTAATAAAATCCATTTGTTAGTTGTCATTGTATCTCCTTATTTCACAACAGCAATACCTCTAGGACTAGCAACTTGTTTAATAATGTACCCTTTGTTATGTAAACAATTTAATAGCCTGTGAGCATTGGTATGCGCTGCCATTGGTTTAATTATTTTTTCGTCTGCAACTTTACCAGTACATATCTCTCTGACTGTAGGGTAATATCCGTATTCATTAAAAAATACTTTGATGAAATGCAGGACCTCAGCTTGTCTTGGTGTCAACCCAATCTTAGGATTCATGTGAAACCTCCTCATCTATCTTTTGTTCATCTGGAAACAAGTCAGCTGAAGAATGTTCAAGTACATCTCTTACCTCATCTGGGGTAGCTACAGGTTTACTTGGTTCTCTCTTTGCCTCCTCCGGATAGTCTTGTAATTCTTCTGCAGTTACAAGTCCTTTCAATGCGTCTGGAAAGGCGTCCCTTATTGCAAATCCCCTTGCCCTTAGTTGTAACATTCTCTTAGTATATTGTTGCCAGGGTCCAGGTTTATTAAGAAGGCGAGCCTGCTCTGCATCTTGCATAGAAAACTGAGATACTGTTATATCCTCTTTACCGGAAGGAAGTAACCTTGATATTTCACAAGTAGCCACCATGGATTTATCCTGCAGCTTACCTTCAGTTGTTTCTTTTATTCCATTAAAGTTTTCTTGTTGTTTTACAAGGGCTAATAATGAGTCTCCCCACAGTGCAGCTTTACCACTTATAACAGCTATGTTTTGTAGGGACTGCATAGGCTTTAATCCTATTTCATATCCCCATTGTACAGCTACTAAAATGTTTGCTGGTTTACCTTTAAAATGGTCTGGCACTAAACCAGACTGAGACATAGCTTTAGCAAACTTCATAGCCTCTTCTATGTTTCCTGGATTGTATAGTGATAAGTCCTTAGTCATGCGTCTCCTCCTTTGTTGAGATTTTAAATGTGGACCTGGTTGTATATTCACCTTGAACATCAACCATTTTTCTTTTAGGCACACGCTTAGACTTTGATTTAACAGTAGTATTATTTACTATCATTACTTCTGCATCAATACTATCCATGTGCATAACAAGAATTTCTTTTGCATCAAGTTTCTTTTTCTTATATAAACTCTCCTCTGCAGCTGACCTCTGATATTCTGAGATAACTTCCTCCAGATTTACATTCCCTTGTTGCGCATCAACAACAACAACTTTATCTTCTGGGTGAATATCCCTGTCTGGTTCTGCATAGCAATCCTCTGGGTCATCAACAATTTCCCAGAAATTTTTTGTTGCTTTCTCTATCATAGAGCATAACGCTTTTTCTTTACGAAATCCCCACGAGTGTAGCTTGCCTTTCTCTCCATCAAAACAAACAATGATACCCCAGTCTAAACCAGAACACATCATCTGAGCATTTAACTGAATCTTCCATTCCATTCTGCAGCCGGAAAATTCGTAGTCTGTTTTAACTTCCATTACTCCTTTACCAGTAAATGTATCGTTTGAAAATTCTAATTCGCTGCCCTTAGTTACAGTAATTATCCGGTCAAGCGTTGCACCAAGTTTAACCTTCTTATGTAGAAATGCCTTGGCTGGTTCCTCAGTCTCTACATAGATACCCCTATCAGAAAGGTTGTGTACATACCAGGGAACAATGGCGTGTTCCAGGTAAGCCCCTCTACGCATAGCAGCTGAGTTTATTTTTATAGCGTTGCCAACTTCTTCAATACCTTGTTTTGCTGACCGGTGTTCTTTTAATATTTGGTTTGGTGTTCTGTATTTACTTTGACCCATAAGAATTGTACCAACTTCACTTGCGCCCAGCACTTCTCCGGTCTTAGTTTTCTTACCTGTTAATTTAATTTCTGGCATAATTTATCTCCTTTGTAATAGCAATAACATTTGTCAACGAGTGCGCAGGCACTCATCATAAAAATATAAATCATAATTAAACATGATAAAAATATCATGCCTTCAAATATAGCTTTCATCATGCAACCCTCCTTAAAATATTCATGACTGTTGATGTATGCCAGCTGCCATGCTTTCTGACTGTGGGTATTTGTTTTGCATTTAGGTCAGCTGCCACTTGCTTTATAGTCAAGCCTTGCTCTCTTAGCTGCTGGATTAATGGTAAATATTTTTCCGCATTTTTATCTGCATCTTTTTTGTTTGTAGCTGCGCCCTTCAATCCGCTGGCCTTAGTTATATTTCCAAGCCGTTTAATTTTTTTTCCGGCCTTTGAAATAAAAAAACCTTTGCTTTTTATTTCTTCAAGTTTACCTTGCAAGGCGGCCCTTGTTCGCTGTGATATTTTTATCCTTTCAGTTTGTTGAATTGTAAAAAATATTCCGGCTGTTTCTGGTTCCAGGTTTGGCTGGTCTAATGCAATCAATTTAATTTTATTACTCATTACATAATCACGATACCAGGTGGAAATTTCCGCCAGGTCCCTGCCTAGCCTGGAGATATTAGCAACTACTAGCGGTATCTTTTTTTTTATTGCTAACTTTGTAGCGGCTAGCAGCTGCGGCCTCTTATGGTTTGGCGTCTTACCGCTGACGCCTACCTCTTTGAACCAATGTATGGTGGCTGCTGGAAAGGCCTGGCTGATTGTAAACTCTTGGGCCTGTAAAAATTGCGTTGCCGTTGAAACTCTTGGCAAGGCGCAAAGTTCTTTGATGTTATTATATGTCATGGAAGTTTACACACAGGTAAAAAAGAAGAAGTAAGAAAAAACATAAGCATTTGCTCTCGTTGGTTAAAGCCAGG